GGTAGGTTACGTCCTTAAAGTCGGTCCCTTGGCGTACAAGGATACCGAAAAGTTTCCGTCCGGTCCGTGGTGTGAAGAAAAGCAATGGGTGATGTTCGCTCGCTATGCTGGATCACGCTTTCAGATCGATGGCGGAGAAGTCCGTATTCTCAACGATGATGAGATACTCGCGACTATTCTGGACCCTGAAGACATCCATCATATGTAAAGGTGAAACATGGCTGAACGAGAAGAAGATCAAGTCGAACTAGACTTGGAAGAGCAGGACACTGAAGTTGAAGTAGAGGCTCAAGCCTCTGACCATGACGACGGTGATTCCGATGAGAATTTCCGTAAGGCGGAGACTGCTACGCAGAAGCGTATTGACCGCCTAACAAAGAAAATGCGCGAAGCTGAACGTCGCGAGCAGGAAGCTATTCGTTACGCGCAGGCTGTCCAATCCGAGACCCAGACGCTCAAGCAGCGCATGAACTCGATGGATAACAACTATGTCACCGAGTACACCAACCGCGTTAATACGCAAATCCAGCAAGCCGAACAGGAACTGGCTCGTGCGATTGAGGTTGGCGACTCGGCTAAAACTGTTGAAGCACAGCGGGAGCTAACCAAACTAGCTATCCAAGCAGATCGTGCGCAGCAAGCAAAAGCCCAGCAAGATCGGTATTTGAATCAGCAACAAGCTGCCGCACAGCACCAGTCTCACCAGCCGATGCCTGCTCAACAGCCTCGTCGCCCTGATCCGAAAGCGGAACAGTGGGCTCTTAAAAACTCATGGTTTGGCCAAGACGAAGCCATGACGTATGCTGCCTTCGGAATACACAAAAAACTTGTCGAAGACGAAGGATTTGACCCGCAAAGCGATGACTACTATACTGAACTCGACCGTCGTATATCTGACAAGTTTGGAAACGGCGGAAAATCGGCTAACAAACGTACCGCTCAGACGGTTGTTGGCGCTTCGAGAAGTTCAAATACTGGGCGCAGTGGGAGAAAGGTTCGACTCACCCCGAGCCAAGTCGCAATAGCGAAGAAATTGGGTGTGCCGCTTGAAGAATATGCGAAATACGTGAAGGAGTAGAAAGATGAATGACCCCGTAAAAGAAGGTGGAACATCCATCAATCGTGCTTCTCGCGCTAACCGAACCCGGGAGAAACAGGCCGTTCGTAAGCCTTGGGCTCCCCCGTCAATGTTAGATGCACCGCCTGCGCCTGATGGCTTTAAGCATCGTTGGATTCGCGCCGAAACGCGCGGTTTTGACGACACAAAGAACGTCAGTGCAAAAATGCGAGAAGGTTGGGAATTGGTCCGTGCGGACGAGTATCCAGACTTCGAAGCTCCCGTTGTGGAAACAGGTAAATACCAAGGTGTGTTTGGAGTAGGCGGACTGCTTCTTGCTCGTATTCCAGAGGAGACAATTGCAGAACGTAGCGATTACTTTAATCAACGTAATCGTGACCAGATGCAAGCTGTCGATCAGGACATGATGCGCGAGAATGCACATTCCACCATGACGATCAGCAAACCTGACCGTCAATCTCGTGTAACCTTCGGTGGCCCCAAAACATAGGGCTGCCCCAATAGGAGAAACCTAAAATGGCAAATCAATCAACTGCCTATGGTCTACGTCCTATCGGGCTCGTCGGCAGCGGTGCAAACTCAACTGGTGTAACCCAGTATGAAATCGCTTCTGACAATACCAACGCGATCTACCAGTACGGTATCGTTGTCCCAACTGCGGACGGCGTTATCGACTTTGCTGGTGCCACTAACGGTGGTACTACGCAGGCGCTTGGTGTCCTGATGGGTGTGGAGTATCAAGACTCCGTACAGAAAAAACCTGTATGGCTCAACTACTGGCCCGGTTCCGGTTCTGTCAGCGTTGACACGAATTACCCTGTAAAGGCGTTCGTGGCGGACAATCCGAGCCAACTCTTCAAAGTAGCTTCTGACGCGTCTCTGACTAACCGTGCGACGGCTCTTGCAACTGTGTTTGCAAACGCATCGTTGGGTACGTCGGCTCGTACCGGTTCGACCGATACAGGCTCGTCTAACTCTGCTTTGAGTGTTTCCTCCGTTGCAACTACGGCGACTTTGCCGTTGCGCATCGTAGGTATCATGGACGACGAAGCAAACAGCGACTATACCGCAGCCGGTATTCCGCTGATCGTTCGTCTTAACGCACACTTTAACGCTGGAACTCGCTCGTTTGATTCTCAAACGACTGCGGATTCCACCGGCATTTAAGGAGGGCTAATCAATGGCTATTTCTCGCGCACAATTAGCGAAAGAGCTAGAACCCGGACTTAATGCCTTGTTCGGGCTCGAATATAACCGTTACGAGAATGAGCATTCTGAAGTCTTTGAGGAGGAGTCATCTGACCGTGCCTTTGAAGAGGAAGTTATGCTCGGTGGTTTTTCGACTGCGCCAACGAAATCTGAAGGCGGTGCCATCAGTTTTGACGACGCACAAGAAACATACACTGCTCGTTACACTCACGAAACCATCGCGCTTGCGTTCTCGATCACTGAAGAGGCTATCGAAGATAACCTTTATGATCGTCTCGCATCTCGCTACACCAAGGCTTTGGCTCGCTCTATGGCGCAGACCAAGCAAATCAAGGCTGCTTCTATCCTGAACAACGCGTTCAGCACTGGTAGCCCTGTTGGTG